TATGGCAATGTAGAATATCTCGGAGCTCCTTATGAAATGACTTGGTCAGATTATAATGGTAGCCGTGGATTCCATGTCTTTGATACTGAAACGAGAGAGATGACCAAACACGAAAATCCAAACAAAGTTTTTTACAAAATTGATTACGATGATTCCAACTGGACTGTCGATGATGTAGCTAATTTTGATGTTGACCAATATAAAGATACATTTGTAAAAGTTATAGTGAAGAATCGTACCAATGCTTATCTCTACGACCTGTTTATGAGTCGAATGAGTGAATGCGGTGCGGTTGATGTGAAAGCGATAGACGATAACCTTAACCTTGAACATGTTGGTGTTGACGAGGTACTCGACGAAACTAAAGACACTGGGGAAATCCTTCACCAGTATATAGACAGTATAGAGACCCAAGTTGACAAAACTCGTATCAAACAAGTTATCGACGACTTATATCATGAGGCCCTTAGTTTATAATGCGAATACATTTTAAGAAGATTAAATACAAAAACATATTATCCACAGGAAACAATTTTACTACAATCGACTTTGATACTAAACCTACCACACTTATTAGTGGTTCTAATGGTTCAGGTAAAAGTACATTGCTCGATGCTATTGTTTTCGGCTTATACGGAAAGCCATTTCGTAAAGTCAATAAAGGTCAGCTAATTAACACAATCAATAACAAAGAATTATTGGTTGAGATTTATTTTGCTGTTGGCGGTAAAAACTATATGGTAAAACGAGGTATGAGACCTGGTGTATTTGAAATCTATCAAGATGGTCAACTTATTAACCAAGACGCTGCAAAGAAAGATTACCAAGAGTATTTAGAAACATCTATCATTGGTATTAATTACAAATCATTCAACCAAATTGTTGTGCTCGGTTCAGCTACCTATGTTCCATTTATGGAATTACATGCAGGAGCAAGACGAGATATCATTGAAGATTTACTTGACATTCAAGTATTCAGTACAATGGGTTGGTTAGCTAAAGACCAAATGAAAGAAACAACTGATAGCATTAATGAAAATGCATATAAGATTGAGTTAATGGAATCTAAAATTGAAAGCGCTAAAGAGCATGACGAAGAAATTCGTAAGATTAAACAAGTCGAAGTATCTAAAATCAAAGAGCGTATGGGTGTTGAAATAGATGCTGTAGAAGCTAAAAACAAAATAATTGATGCACAAGATGAGATTATTAAAACTCTTTATGATGATATATCTGATAAAGCAGATGAGAAACAAAAATTCCAAGAGGCAACAGAAAATAGAACAGAACTCGAACGACAGCGCATTGCATACGAAAAAGAGCTATCTTTTTATCACGACCACGACAATTGTCCAACATGCAAACAAGGCATTGAACATGACTTTAAACAAGACCAAATTAATGAGAAAAATACAAAGAAAGATGAAATTGAAAAAGGTCTTGTAGAAACAGCAGCAATTATTAAAACTCACCAAGACAGACTCAACTCAATATCTAAAATCGAAACAGAAATTCAAAATGTTAACTTTAAGATTTCAGAACATCGTGCTGAAATTAAGATGTCTAAGAATGCTTTGATCGCTATGAAAAAAGAATTAGATGATGCACAACGTGAAGTTGATGAAGTTGACACCAGTAAACTTTTAAAATTAGAAAAAGACTTAGAGAAGAAACAACAGCAAAGAACAGAACTTCTAGAAGAACGTGAAGTGCTGAGTGTTGTTAGAACAATACTACAAGATGGTGGCATCAAAGCTCGTATCATCAGTCAGTATATTCCAGTTATGAATAAGCTTATAAACAAATATTTAGCTGCGTTTGACCTCTTTGTTGATTTCCAACTTGACGAGAACTTTAATGAGATTATCAAATCTAGATTTAGAGATAAGTTCTCTTATGCTTCTTTCTCAGAAGGTGAGAAGCTTCGTATCACATTGAGTATTATGTTATCATGGCGTTCAGTTGCCAAACTACGTAACTCAGTATCAACCAACCTTCTCATACTTGATGAAACTCTAGATGGTGCACTTGATAGTGTAGGTATCGAAAGTTTAATTGAAACTCTGCATAGCTTGAATGCTGATGACAATATCTTTGTTATCTCACATAGAGGCGACCAATTTGCAGAGAAATTTGACACTAGTATCACGTTCCAAAAGGTGAAAAACTTTAGTGAGATTGCCGCATAAAACGGTTGACAAATTCCACACAACGTGTTATAATAGTACCCTACAATATGGAATAATATGAGTATGACTTCTTTTTACACTTCAGTCGAGCGTTACGGCAATAACATCTTGCATCGTGGTTACGAAAACGGTAAACGTTTCTCATATCGCGTTCCTTACAAACCAACTCTTTACTTACATACACCAAAATCTGGTGACGAGGGATATACTTCCCTTAAAGGCAATTTACCATTGAGTCCTCAGCAGTTTGGCTCAATGCGTGAAGCTAAAGAATTTACCGAAGAATACAAAGGCGTTCATGGCATGAAAATCTTTGGTAACACAAACTATACTGCTCAATTTATCCAAGAAAATTATCCCGACGATGTACGTTATGACATTAACCAAGTTAACATCGTCAGCTTCGACATCGAGGTCGATATCAGTGATGGTTATGCAGACACAGAATATGCTGACAAAGAAATCACATCTATTGCATACAAATCTTCAAAATCAAATATCTATTATTTGCTTGGACGCAAAGATTTTGATAAGACGAAAACTATTACTGGTATCCACCCCGATAATATTGTATTCATTAAGTTTGACACAGAGGTACAATTACTTAGACGATTCGTTGAGATATGGGTATCTGATTATCCAGACATCGTAACAGGTTGGAACGTCCAATACTTTGACATCCAATATATCATAACTCGTATTACAAATCTTTGTGGTGAGGAATTATCGAAACGACTCAGCCCATGGAAAAGCATACGAAAGTATTCGCGAGAAGTATTTGGTAAGGTACAATCATCTTACAGCATTTCAGGTATTTCTGTTATTGACTATATGGATGCATTTAAAAAGTTTGGTTACAAATACGGACCACAAGAATCCTACAGACTTGACCATATTGCGAATGTTGTACTCGGTGAAAAGAAATTGGATTATTCTGAATATGGTAATCTAAATGCTTTATACGAACAAAACCCACAACTCTATCTCGACTATAACTTAAAAGACACACAGCTCATTGAAAGGTTGGAAGAAGAAACATCTCTACTTGCTCTTGTGATGACTGTTGCTTATGGTGGTGGAGTTAACTATAACGATGCATTCGGCACCGTAGGTATATGGGAATCTATTATCTATCGTAAACTGATGAATGACAAGATTGTTCCGCCAATTAAAGAATCACCAGGCCAACGAGGTTCTGGTCTTGTAGGTGGTTATGTTAAAGACCCAAAACCTGGTATGTATCCTTGGGTAGTATCATTTGACTTGAACTCACTGTATCCTCACTTGATGCTTCAGTACAATATGTCACCTGAAACTTATCTGCCAGATGACCGTGAGTATGTATCTCAAGATATGGTACTCAAAGACGAATTTAAAAATAACAACAAATCATATTCTGTTGCAGCAAACGGTGCATGTTTTGATAACAAGAAACTCGGTATTATTCCTGAGATTATTGATGAGTACTACAACAATCGTGCTCAAATCAAAAAGCAAATGCTTGCGGTTGAACAACAACTTGAAGTTGAAACTGACCCTACTGAAAAGAAAAAACTCAAGACAGAAGCTAACCAATTACACAATTCTCAAATGTCGATAAAAATTTCGATGAACTCACTCTATGGTGCTACAGCAAACATATATTTCTTATACTATATTAATGATATGGCTGAAGCTATTACAACATCAGGTCAGCTCTCGATTCGATATGCACAAAAGTCTGTAAACGATTATCTTAACAAAGTACTGAAAACAAAAGACAAAGACTATATCATCTATATCGACACTGACTCGATTTATGTTAACTTTGCAGACCTCGTTGAAAAAGTCTATGGTACAACTGACATCGATCGCAAGACTGGCGAAGAGTTCCTTGACAAAGTATGTCAAACTAAAATCGAACAGATTATCGAACAAGGTTACGAAAAACTTGCATCTGACATGGGTGCATATCGTAATGCGATGGTAATGAAACGTGAGAAAATTAATGACCGTGCAATCTTCATTGCTAAAAAGCGATATATACTCAATACGCTGAACTCAGAAGGTGTACATTACGAAAAACCAAAAATCAGTGTGACAGGACTTGAATCAGTTCGTTCATCAACGCCAGAAGTATGTCGTGACAAAATGCGTGAAATCTTTAACGTAATTCTAAACGAAGGTGAAGAACAGACTCAAAAATTTATTGCAGACTTCAAACAAGAGTTTTTTAAACTTCCTGCAGAAGCTGTCGGTCGTAATTCAGGTACTGATAATATCGAAAAGTATATGGTCAAATCTGGTTACAAGAAAGGTTGTCCAATACATGTTCGTGGTTGCATATTATTTAACCATTATCTCAAAGAAAAAGGTCTCAGTAAACGATACGAGTCTGTTCAGTCAGGCGATAAGATAAAATTTGTGTATCTCAAAGTACCAAATCCGATACGCGAAAACGTAATTTCGTTTCCAGCTGTGCTCCCACCTGAACTTGGGCTCGAACGATATATAGATTACGAAACACAATTCGATAAAGTTTTTCTCAGTCCCATCGAGCATATCATTGAAGCTCTCGGCTGGACTTCTGAAAAACAAGATACATTGGATTTATTTTTTGGTTGACAAATACAAACAAATGTGTTATAATATAGCACAAAATAGGAGAATGACATTATGAAAGATGTACAAATTGTAAGGCTAGTAACGGGCGAAGAGGTTGTTGCTGAAGTCAGTTATGATAAAGGCTTTTACACGCTAACAGACGCTATTCTGTTGGTGCCTGCAGGTGAAGGTAAAATTGGAATGGTTCCATTCGTACCTTATGCAAAACGTGGACCAGTTGTTATTGGTGAACAACACGTTATGTTCCAATTAGAACCTGCTGAAGAATTAAAAAGACAAGTCATTGAAGCTACAACAGGTATTGCAATGCCTGACTCAGGTGGCGGACTTAAATTAGTATAGGAGAAACTATGGTAACGATTTATGGTAAACCATCATGTGGTTATTGCGTAATGGCAAAAACCTTATGTGAACAAAAAGGTGTAGAGTATGAGTACTTAACTCTACAAGAAGATTATACCACTGAAGAATTTTTTGAAAAGTTTCCTACAGCTAGAACCTTTCCTCAGATTACTATGGATGGTGAAGCTATCGGTGGGTATACAGAACTAGAGGCAAAACTATGAACAAATTAATTATCGCGATGACATTAGTGTTATCAGCAAATGCAGCAGCAGAAGACAATCTTGATAGCTTTAAGGATATCAGACAAGTTTGGAATACTTGTGCAGCATGTCATGGCCCAAAAGGTCAAGGTGGCATTGGTCCTAAACTACAAGGACAATCAGCTGATGATATTATTACAAAACTACTTGCTTATAAAGCAGGTGAAACAGTTGGACCACAATCTGTAATGATGTGGCCTACAGCTAAAAGTTTAACAGATGGTCAAATTGGTACCATCGGCGTATACATTCAACAAGGAATGCCTAATGAGTAAAAACTGGGTAGAAGATATTCACTTAATGCAAGGTAAATATCTTACAAGACAATGGGTAGAAAATAATCCTGAGAAACTGAAAAAGTTTCTTGAGTTTCGTGTTGACTTTCTCAACGAAGAGCTAGAGGAAACTCGTAAAGCTGTTGCTGAAAATGATGCAGAAGAAATTGTTGATGGTCTTATCGACCTTTGTGTTGTTGCTATCGGCACACTCGACGCCTTTGGTGTTGACCCTTATAAAGCTTGGGACGAAGTTCTTAAAGCTAATATGAACAAAGAAGTAGGCAGAAAGCCATCTCGCCCAAATCCACTTGGAGTACCAGATTTAATTAAGCCCGCTGATTGGTACCCACCTTCTCACGAAGGTAATCACGGCAAACTTTCAAATTTGTAAGGAGTATATTATGAAAGAATTGAAAGAAACTTTAGTAACTGCACTTGTTGCTAAGTATCAAGCACAAATTGCTGAACATAAAGCAAATATTACTGTTATGCTTGAGAATGGTGTAGGAGTTGCTGAACATCCTAGTATTATCGAAACACTCGATGCTGAGCTAGGAAAACTTGCAGAAGCAGAAGATAAGTTATTAAATGTAACTAATCATTTTGTACCTAAAGCTGCACCAAAAGTTGTATAAAAAGGTTGACAAAACTTACACAACGTGTTATAATAACACTTTAAATTATGAAAAAGGTGAAAACTATGTCCCGAGAATCTGTAAACGTCTTGCAAGAATGCATTGACTTACAAGAACAAAAATCTCGTGATTATCAGAATCCTAATTCGTCTGTTTCCCAAGCGGACTATTATCCTAATGGCTTAACCACAATCCATGACATCATGCACGCTAAAATGCTCCGCATGAAATCTGTCATGGAAGCCATGCAATCTGATGATTACGAACCCAACTTTGAATCGCTTGAAGATTCAGCTAAAGACTTAATTAACTATTCGAGTTTCTTTGTTGCATATGCTCGACATATGATTCCAGGCCAAGACCCTCGTCATGATGTATTTAACAGGAGAAATAGAGATGAGTAATATCATTATACCTTCAAGCGAAGAAGATAAAAAACGCATACGTGGTGCATTTGAAGAAATTAGCAATTCATATGTAAGAATGGAAGGCGAAAGAGCATTCCAAAAAGATGCAATTGATGCATTAGCAAATGATGTTGATATCCCAAAAGCAACACTACGAAAAGCTGCAAGAGTTTTTCACAAACAAAATATCAGCTCAGTAGTAACTGAAGTTGAAGATATGGAAGCATTGCTGGAGAGTATTTAATGTTAACAGTTGGTAACATAAGACAACTGATTATTGATAAGTACCTTGATGAAGATTTTGTAATCGACAGAACAGGTGCTAAAACTATTGAAATCATTGGTGCAACATTTATTGCAGACGAAGACTATGTTATTCGTAAACCAGCCTATGAGTACATTGAACGTGAATTGGAATGGTATGAATCTCAATCGCTTAATGTAAATGATATTCCTGGAGAAACTCCTCAGATATGGAAATCAATTGCATCAACAGAAGGTGAGATTAATTCTAATTACGGCTGGTGCATTTATTCAGAAGATAATGGTAACCAATATAAACATGTTTTGCGTGAACTGAAAAACAATCCAAATTCACGTAGAGCCACTATGATATACAATAGACCAAGTATGCATGTCGATATGACTCGCGATGGCATGAACGACTTTATGTGTACATACGCAAATACATTTTATATTCGCGATGGTCAACTTGAATCTCATTATCTTATGCGTTCAAACGATGCAGTCTTTGGTTATAACAATGATAAAGCATGGGCAAGAAGCGTTCAACATAAACTTGCATATGAACTCGGTGTTCAATGTGGTAATTTGA